AGGAAGTAGAATTAATCCTGCTTTAGGCTTGGCTGATCTTGCTGTAAGTAATTATCCCTCTGAAGAAGAATTTAAAAGGCGTAGTGAAAAGGTTGCAAGTGAGTCTAGAAGTGGATTACAAACTATTATAGACCTTGCTAAAGGTAAGAATCCGAATGTTTCCCGTAGAGATGTTCTAAAAGGAATAAAGACAGCAGGACAAATGGCAGCTACTCCTAATCTTCCTGTAGATTTTTCTCCTTCAGAAACTCCTTCTAGTTTACCTCTCCCTATATTAGATAAAAAAGATATTATTAAAGAAGGTATAAAGGCACTATCAAAAAGTAAATTAGGAAATTATATACAAACAAATATGAAGTATGAAGGTCTTCCTGAACATAAACAAAAAAGATTACCAATTACTCAAGATAGTGGTATAGAAGCACTAGCTGATAGTATCTTTGACTTTAGTACAGGATCAGGACTTCATCATCCTAATAGGGAATATTCTGATTGGATGGAACAATTAATGTATAGAGATGGTGTAACTCTTGATAATATCACACACAAAAATATTGATCCTTACATAAAGGAATATAAAGATAGTAAAGAAGGGTTAAGTGAAGATACTTGGATGGGCCATCAACAACGAGTATCTATGGCTATGGATGGAGATTGGGAAAATTTAAAAGATTATATAAATTATTATAATGTAGATACCGATATTGAAGGAACGTGGAAAAACTTTGTAGAAATAGCAGAAGAGTTTAAAAATTCAAGTGATTATGAAAAAAATTTTAAAGGACCAGGAATAAAAAGAGATTTAAAAGCAGCTTGGAGAAAGTTAAAGTGGTCAGAAAGAGGTGCTAAAGATAAACTTGAAAAATGGTTACATAATTATTTCCAAAACTATAAAGGAGTTGATCCTGACATAATACTGGGTCTTGATGATAAGGAGGTCTATACAGGTTCTTATGGAGGTTATCAAAAATTTTCTAATCCTCAAGAAAAAACTCAAACTTTAAAAGAAAGAGAAAGAATAAAAGAAGAAAGATATAAAGAATTAATAGGAAAAAGAGGGGATGAAGAAATTCAGATAGGTTCACATAAGTCTGATGTTAAAAAAATAAAAGATTTATCAAAGAAGGAGTTAATAGAATATTTTAAAAGAAAATATAGTACACCAAAATATCATAGATCATTTTTAGAAACTCCTCAAGGGAAGCAAGATAAATATCTTGGTGATGATATTTATGAATCAGATTTAAAAGGTCATGGTTCTTTAGAAGAAGCTTTTGAAAAAGATGATGACTATAACAAATATTCAGGTGGTGTAATCCGTAACCCATATTCCTACGCTCCTAGAGATATCTAATCTATGAAAGACAAACATATAGAACTACGAGAGAAACTTTTTGAACAAGCTATAGTTAAAGCTCGTACTAATTTTCTTACCTTTCTTAAACTTATGGTTCCTCATCTTATTGCTGACTTTAAGATGGGAAGTCATATAGAACTTCTGGCTAACAAACTCCAACAGGTACAGGAGAATAAGATAAAGAGGTTGATGGTTTTCCTACCGCCTCGTAGTTCTAAGTCTGTTATTTGTTCTAAACTTTTCCCTGCTTGGTATATGGGAAACCATGCCAACCATGAAATACTTTCCGTATCTCACTCTGATCAACTAGCCTCTGACTTTGGTAGGGCTGTGAGGGATATTGTTAATACGGATGTATATAAGGAAATATTCCCTAAAACCACTCTACGTTCTGATGTTAGGGCTGCTGGTAAATGGCAGACTAATCAGAATGGTGTCTATATAGCGGCTGGTGTTCGCTCACAGATTGCTGGCCGTGGATGTCACGTAGCTCTTCTTGATGATGTTATGTCTGAAGAAGACGCATTTTCAGAAGCTGGCCGTAGATATATCAAGGAATGGTATCCTGCTGGTCTAAGGACACGATTAATGCCGAATGGTAGTGTTGTGATCATAAATACACGATACCATGAAGATGATATCTGTGGCTGGCTTCTGGAAACGGAAAAGGAAAGACAAAAGGAAACTATCTTTAAAGAAGAAGATGATGATATAGAAATTGATGAATGGGAAGTTATTAAGATACCAGCTTGGTTGGATGATGAATCCGCTAATATTTTAGACCTTCCTGTAGGTTCTTCCTATTTTCCTGAGTGGAAACCTAATGAATTATTAAAGAAGGATGAGATAGAGATACGTTCACAGAACGGTAGTAAATACTGGCAATCCCTCTATATGCAAGATCCAACACCTGAAGAAGGTGGGATATTGAAGAAGGATTGGTTTAAGATTTGGGAATATAGCGATGATCCTCCTGATTGCGATTTTATTATCCAGACCTGTGATACAGCGTTTTCTGCTAAAACTACTGCTGATTATTCTGTTATTCAAACTTGGGGTATCTTTACTAGAGTTATGACCGATAGCTATGGTACAGAAGCTATGGTAGCTAATCTTATTCTTTTGAGTAACATGAGAGAAAGATTAGAATATCCAGAGTTGCGTAGTACTGCACAACAGATGTATGATAGTTATGAACCAGATGTTATAATAATTGAAAAGAAAGCATCAGGACAGTCTCTTATTCAAGATTTGAGAAGGGCTGGCTTGCCTATTCTTGAATATAACCCTGATAGAGATAAGGTTACTAGAGCTAATGCATCCACTCCCATACTTGAAGCTGGTAGAGTTTGGCTACCTAATAAACCTTTCGCACAGGATTTAATTAATGAAGCTGCCGCCTTTCCCCATGCAACCTACGATGATCAAGTTGATGCAATGGTGATGGCTATATTGTATATGAAGGATTCATGGAAGATTGATCATCCACTGGATGCCTTCCAGATACATGAAGTAGAAGATAATTATTATAAACCCAAACGGGTTGGCTATTGGAGGATTTAAATAAAATGTCTACATCATACAAATATCGAAAAGATATTGATAAAAAGCTTATACCAACTAAGAGAGAAATTGATAAAAAGTATAAAAAAAGATTAAAACAGTTAGAAAATAGATTTCACGATACGGGATTCACAGGTCATGTAGAAGGGGAAAAGAAAAAATCTCAATTATATGAAAAGTGGGCTGCCGAAGAGGATAAGATGTATAAGGATTGGCATAGAGATTTGAAGTCACTAGAAAGATATGGTAAAGATGCTCCTAAAGGCCGAAGCTTTTCGACCCCTAAATCTCCAAAAAAATCTCCACCAAAATCTCCATCTGCTAGTGCTAGAAAATCTCCATCGCTTCCATCTGGTAGAGCTAGTCCAAAAAGAAACCCTACTCCTTATTCAGATGAAATTTTAAAAGGAGCAGGTAAACATAAAGGTGGTGGTTCAGTACGCAAAAGCCGTGGCATGGGTGCAGCCCTTAGAGGCGGTGGGGCTGTAACAAAGGGTTAATTAGATGGCTAGTTCAAAGTATTATACAGATGAAAAGACAGGAGTGATCCAAAAAGATTACGTTAATAAACGAAGAGCAGATAATCGAAAAGCTCTAAGAAAAAAGAGAGCAGCAGAGGCTGCCTATATAGCTAAACGAAAAAAGTCTAATACTCAGAAGATTAAGAGCATAAAAGAAGCACAGGATAGAGGTTCTTCTACTCCTTCATTAATTAAAAAAGCAAAAGCAAAAGATAGAGAAAACATGCTTAAAGATCGTGCTAAAAAATCTGAGCTAATTAAAGCAGCAAAAGCAGAAGAACGAACAAGAAGAAAAGAACATCTTGCTGAAAAAAAACGAAATCGTAAATTAGTTAAAGACGAGGGAGTATGGCCTTGGTCATCAGATAAAGGCTACGGTAAAGATGCACCTAGAGCTAGGAGTTTTATGACCCCTTCACGTAAAGGCGTAAGTAAACCGACAATAAAGAAATCTGATACAAAACCTTCTGCTCAAGATCTTTATGATAAAAGACAGCGTAACAAAGCATCAGGTGGTTCAGTACGTCAAGGCCGTGGTATGGGAAAAGCCCTTAGAGGCGGCGGTGCGGTAACAAGGAGTTAATAATGCCTAGAGTAGGAAAAACACATTTCGCTTATACACCAGCAGGGAAACTTAAAGCTGAAGCTTTTGCAAAGAAGACAGGCCAGAAAGTTGTCCATGCTAAAAAAGGAAAGTGGATTCAAGCAGCTACTAAAAAGATGAAGAAAAAAGGTACGGTAGGAGCTTTACGTAAACAACTTGGAGCTACAAAAGGTAAGCCGATATCTAAAAGTAAACTTAAACAAGCTGCAAAAAGTTCCAATCCTCAAACTCGTAAAAGAGCTAACTTTGCTTTGAATGTGAGAAAAGGAAAAAGGAAATCATAGGATGAGTGTGTATATGGCTCCTTTAGAAGATGATGATAAATTTAAACAAAAGGAAGACTTAGGAAAATGTCCTAAGTGTGGTAAGGTAGGTTGTACCTGTGATCCTGAGACTTGTGATTGCCAACCACCCCAAGATAAACTCATTAAAGATTTTGAAGAATAAAAGAAGTAGGATTTGATGGCTGATAGAACTTCAAGTAATGTAGAACGTAACCCCTATGCAGATCAAGGGGGAAGCGGAATGATTATAGATGAAGAAGAGATTGAAATTGTTCTTCCTATGGATGAAGATTCAGGACTTCAAGGCTTCTTAGAAGTTGTTGAAGAAATGACCTATAACCATAATGAGAATCTGGTTGATCAACTTGATGCCAGTGATCTTGATGAAATAGCTACTACTGTTATTGAGGGTTTTGAAGCGGATAAGGAAAGCCGTGGAGAATGGGAAGCTACGTTTGAAAAAGGCTTTGATCTTCTAGGTCTTAAACTTAGGGAAACCAGCGAACCATTTGAAGGTGCGTGTACTGCCGTTCATCCTCTTCTTATTGAATCAGCCGTTAAATTCCAATCCAAAGCTACCCAAGAACTATTTCCTTCTAAAGGTCCAGTAAAGACACAGATACTTGGTAATCCTACTGTTGAAAAGGATCGTCAAGCTAATCGTGTTATGAACTTCATGAACTATCAGTTAACAGACCAGATGCCTGAATACTTCAGTGAACTGGAACGTATGTTATTTAACCTTCCTGTCTTTGGTTCTGCTTTTAAGAAAACCTTTTGGGATATGTCTTTTGAACGTCCCATGAGTGAGTTTGTTCCTATTGATCAGTTCTATGTTTCCAACTTTGCTTCTGATCTACAGAATGCAGAAAGATATACACATGTAGTCTATCGTTCTCCAAATGATCTTAAACGTGATATTGAATCAGGAATGTACTGTATAGCTCATTATGATGATGAAGGGCTACCAAAAGCTACTCCTGTAGAACCTACCCCTATTAAATCCAAGATGGATATGATTCTGGGTATTACACCTAACTATGATGAGGAACCACAATACACTATTTTGGAACAGCATTGTTATCTGGAGATTGAAGAAGAAGTAGATGATGATGATAATACAATGACGGTAGCTTTACCTTACATTGTTTCTGTTGATGAGCATAGCCGTAAGATTCTTTGTATTCGTAGGAATTGGAAAGAAGATGATCCACGTAAAGAGAAGCTTCTTTGGTTTACCCACTATCGTTTTGTTCCAGGCTTTGGTTTCTATGGTCTAGGGTTTATTCACTTCCTTGGTAATCTAACGGCTACAGCTACCTCTGCTGTACGTAACCTAGTGGATGCAGGACAGTTTGCTACCCTTCCTGGCGGCTTTAAAGCTCGTGGTGTACGTATTGTAGGAAGTAACGATCCTGTTGCACCAGGAGAGTTTAAAGAAGTAGAAGCTACAGGTATTGATTTAAACAAAGCTATTATTCCTCTACCTTATAAAGAACCTTCTCAAACTTTAATGCAAATGCTTCAATTTGTTTCGGCAGCGGGACAGAAGTTTGCTGATGCTACGGAACAGGTTATCTCCGATTCCACTAACTATGGTCCTGTAGGAACAACGCTGGCTTTACTTGAGGCTTCTACAAAATTCTTTAGTGCTATTCATAAACGTCTACACTACAGTCAACGTCAGGAACTAAGAATACTAGCACGAATTAATCATGAGTTCCTTCCTGATGAATATCCTTATGATATTGCTAATATAGAAGGCCAAATATTTAAAAGTGATTTTGATGGTCGAATTGATATTATACCTGTATCTGATCCTAATGTTCCTTCTTCTTCACATAGGTTAGCTATAGCTCAAACAGTGATGCAGATGGCGCAGCAAGCTCCACAGGGTATGTATAATCTTAGAGAGATTAACAGAGTAATGTTAGATGCGGCAGGAATTGAAAATCCAGATCAGTTCCTTATACCAGAACAGAAGGCTGAACCTCGTGATCCTATTTCGGATATTAATGCAGCTTCACAGGGAATGCCTATTAAAGCTTTCCCAGGTCAGGATCATCAAGCTCATATAACAGTCAAACAGGCTTTTATTGCTGATCCTACCTTGGGACAGAATCCTATGATGCAAGCTCTAGTTCCTGTATTACAAGCTAATATCAGAGAACATATGATTATGCAGTACGAAGAACAAATGACAGGGATGTTAACACAAGGAGTAGAACAGGCTGGTGTAGGAAGTCCTGAAGCTATTAGTCAGATTACACAAGGAGCCGCGCAAGAGATACTTCAGAACAATCAGCGTATGGCTGAACAGGGTAGTGTAGAAGATCTTGAACGTATGACTCTAGAGTTACAACGTCAACAGTTAGAACTAGAGAAAGAAAAGGTCAAGATAGATGCTGCACAAAAAGCAGCCGATATAGCTATACAAGAAGAGAAACTTGATCTGGAGAAAGATGCTCTGGAAATTAATTCGGCAGAGAAACTCGCTAAGATTAAAGGAGTAGAAAGAGATAGAGAAATTGTAGCTTCTACAAAAGAAGCAGATCGTAACGATAAATTCCTTATTGAAGTTATGAAGATGCTGGTAAAAGAAACTGGAGCTACCGTAGAGAAGATGAAAGAAGAAGTAGTCTTACGTCCTGAAAGATTTAATCAAGGTGGATTTGCTGAAGGAGAGGTAGTAGGTAATCCTTTAGAAGGTCTTATGGGGATGATAGGAAACTTTGCAAAAACAGCAGCAATGCCTATTACTTCTGTTATTGAAATGATCTTTGGAGATCCTGCTCCTAAACCTAAATTTGATCCTGGTATGGCCGAAGTTGATGTGGGTATAGAAACTACTGAAGAAGGGATAGGATCACCTACAGATTTTATAGGAGGAACTACAGATTTTACTTCAATCCCTGAAATAGATTCTGATGAGTTTGGTGAAGCTCAAGCTACTTCAGATTTTGCTGATTATTATAGATCTCCAATAAATTATGATGTAGATATACAGGAAGAATCTGATGAAGAAAAATTCTTATTAGATGCACAAAGACAAGCAATAAAACAGCAAAGAGGGTTTGCAGGAAAAACAGAACTACCTATTAGTCATCCTATTAGTCATCCTCTTGATCCTGAAGCGCAAGCTACAATGGCTGGTGATATAGTATCTTTGGAAGATTATGGAGATATTGAAGGGGATATACCTGTTCCGAAAAATGTTATGGAAGATCGTATAGCATATACAAAAAGAATGCAGGATGCATTAAAAGGAAAAGGAAAAGTAGAACCAACTCCCCCGATAGAAACTACAGGCGAATCTGATGATATGGAAATACCTTCTTTTGATATGTTAAAACCATCTATTCCTATTTCTATTCAAGATGAAAGAGGAGATGAAGCTTCAGGTGATGATCTTATTTTTGATCAAGTTGTAACAAATATTGCTTATGTGGAAAGTGGAAATAAACATTATACTCCTGATGGTAAAACTGTAAAAAGAGGTAAGGATGGAGAAATTGGTTTAATGCAGGTTAAACCTGGAAGAAAGTCTGCTAAAATCTATGCGTCTAAAAAAGATTTACTTGATCCTAAAAAGAATTTAGAACTTGGAACTACATATTTAAGATATTTACTTGGACGTTTTGGAAATATAACAGATGCTGTATTAGCTTATAATTGGGGTGAGAGTAAAGTTAAAAAATGGATTAAAGGTGGTAGAAAACCTGAAGAACTTAATCCCAATGCAAAAAATTATGTTAAAAAAGTTTTAGGAAAAGATATTTAACTAACCATGATATCCAGAGCAAACATATCAAAAGAACTAACGCCAAACTTAGGAAATACAAAAAGGAGAAAGAAGATGGCAAAAATGGATCGTGTTGGACTTTATCCAGCAGAAGAGAAAAGGTCAGGTACACCTTCAGAAGCTGCCCGTAAACGTAATATGAAGAAGGGTGGAGCAGCTAGTTCTAAATCCCGTAAAACTGGTCAATCACAAAAGAAAGTTAAAAAATATGCGGCTGGTGGTCAAGGGTATTCTGCTCGTGAAGATGAATCACTGGGAATGCGTACTGGACCTGAACGTAGTAAGTCTCAATCAATGGCTGCAAGGCGTGATGAGTCTTATGGTGATTGGGGTAAACGCCGCCGTGG